TGGTCTGTTAATTACCTGCTCAAGTTAGACTTGAAAAAATCACAAATCATGGACGTTCTGCACATAAGTGAGATCGCTTATGATCGGGCCGTCAAGCAATACAATCTACCGCGTGACGGGATCGAAAGAAGGTTTAAAAATGACAAGAAATGAAATACTGAAAGAAGCCGCGCGCATAATCAGCACCGAAAGGGCGGACGATTATGGGCCGGCAGATGAATCGTTCAAGCGCATTGCTCAACTTTGGACATCTTATCTTGATGTGGCTGTCAGCCCTATGGACGTTGCCAATATGTATATACTGAGCAAGGTGCAGCGTACATTAACGTCACCAAGCAAAGATGATACATGGACAGATATTTGCGGTTATGCTGCATTGGCAGGGGAGATGATGACAAATGAAAAGTAAATTCACAGAACATGAGATCCACATAGCTGGCCTGGTCGGCGCCCTTGTAGGATTTGTTTCTGGAGCCGGCCTCATGGCGCTAGTCGCTGTAATATTTTGAAGTCGTGTGAGTGGCCGTTGATATTTAAAAGATTGGCGCCTTTTGGCAGCAACGTCATCCGAGTAAACAACCGCCCAATTGGGACAAAGCGATTTGTATTGTGATGATAGCCACTCACCAGAGATTTATAGCAGCGCATAAAATTGCTTCAAGCTTTTTATGCGCTGTTTTTCTTTTTATTCATCATGGAAATTCGCTTGCCTTTTGCAACGGCTTCGCCCTTCGATGATGCGCCCCAAGCTTTCAAAGATTTAAGGAGCGGTGTGTCTGTACCGTCCTTCTTCTTTGTCGGCCCAGGCATGTTCCCCATGCGTTGCAGGAACGCTGCACGCCGGCCACTGTTGCCGGTTCTTTCTGGTGGCCTGCTCATGTTAAGCCTTACTGGTCATTATGGTTTTTTTCTTCGCGGTCTTCTCGCTGTCCTTGAAGGCCTGGGCAGTTGGTGCGCCTGGTGAACCGGGCTTGCGCATCTTCTCTCCAGATCCAGCGGCGATCCGCTTTTTCTTTTTGTGAATATTTGAGTACAAACCATCTTTAGCCATGTCTCTATCTCCTATGTCATTAGTTCAAAGTGGGGGCCGTCAATGAATGGCCTGCGACCCTGCGACCTACGCAAATCAATATAACTATTCATTGCATCTTCCATATTGCCCTCATCGTACTGAGCAATGTTAGGCACAGACCAGGCCGCACCCCAACGAATAGGAACATCCACCTCACGCGCGGCCTCTGACATAGCGTCAGCAATCTCGTCATAAAGATTAAGCTCCCACCGACCACCGTCAACGTAAGCCATAAGGTCTACAGCCAGGCCATCAATATGCTTTGACTTCATTGTTTGACTAGCCCCCTTAGCAACAAGAGCCCTTTGCTCTTCGATGGTGCGCAGCCCACATATCACAGAGAAGTCTTGCTTGGTAACATTGATTGCATACTTAACAACAGCAACCATACGCTCATCAACACCAATCAGCCTATCAAGACTGCGCTTGCCTAACTTGTAACTCATCGTTTGAATCCTCTCATTGTTCTAATTCCAAAGCTGGCAGCTATACTGGCATAACAGCTCCATTGAAACCACTGAGGCGCAGCTTCAATATTAGCGAAGCCCTCTTTCATATAGGGCTGAAGCGGAGGCACGAATGAGCATACAATTATAGCTATAAAGGCTATGGTCCATGCCTCATCTTTCCAAGAATTATTACTGGCTTGTATCGCAGCTTGCTCCCAGCCTATCTCACCAGTGGCGATTTTCATCTTGGTCTCAGCTTCAGCCTTTTTGACGGCAGTCTTCCCATCAATATAACTAGCAGCCAAACTGCCAAGCGATCCTACTATTTGACCAATCATTTCTTAGCCCCCATCGCACTGAACCCAAAGAAGGCAGCAACCAACCCGCTGATTGCTATGAAGTATGTGGGTGCGATGTCAGCAAGAAGCTGCCCTGTTGTGTCGTATCCGTACATATCTGCCGCAACAATGCCGACCGGATAAATCAGCAACCCAAACAAAGCAAACCAAGTCATTCTAAGTTGAGCATCTCGCTTGTGATCCGCATCTTCCATGCGCAAGCGACGATCCTCAAGCATAAGCTCTCGCTCGTCGGCGTCGATCTTTCCGTTCTGATTCAGATCATAGTCAGTCATCTTCTAAACTCCTGGCATGCGCTATCGCGTAGTGCTTGTGATGCGTTATTATAACAACTTTTCCGTCTTTGTCATATATAACGTAATCACCCTTTTTATTTTGGTATAACCTCAAAACAATAAACCGTCGTCTGACTTGTGGTTATTAAAACCTTTGCATCCTCAAGAGCTTCCTCGCACTCGTTCTCAGTGGGAAACTGATTGAGTTGATAATGCTCAATGTTGTTGTTCATAACTTGAAACCAAACTAAAAACCACATCACCACTTACCCTGATAGCGCCCAAGATAATAAAAGCCTGTCACAATCCCCGCCCCCGCAATGGCAAATATAATAGTTCCGAGGGTATAGTTGATAGCGTTGTCTATCATCTCTTGTTTTTTGTAAGCCTCTTCCCTGCGTATCTTGCGCATCTCACCCTCTATAGCAAGAACCTCCTCCCACGCGGAGGGGCCATACGTCCATGAGATATGATCCTTAATCTCTTTACGCATAGCCTCCATCTTTTTTTTATGAGCAAAGATCTCAATAGCATTAGAGCTGTTGTCAGACATCATCTTATAAAAAGGAGGGTTTTTTGTTTTGTCTTCAGCGTACTGAAAATCAGAAAAAGCGGAGCCCCATTTAGCTAGGGTTCCGCTCATTTCTTGTATGTCTTTGCCAGCACTTATACCCTGCTTGAGAATATTAAACGCACTGGTGGCTAGACCGACCGCTGTTACAGGGTCAATCATTTTGTCAGCCCATCTTTGTCAGCACTGCCACTAAGAGTGCAATGATAAAGCCTGTTGTACCAATCATGATTGCTTCCATGCGCTTGACGCGGCCAAACAGATCTTTGAATTGAATTCGCATTTCTGTTTGCATGGCAATCACCTCTTTCTCTAAGCCATCAATCCGCTCGTGAGCAGATGCTACTGTACGTTTGTCCATAGTTAAACAACCCTTACCTTCAAATTCTGTGCTGCATTAGATGTAACCCTAACTGTTGTGCTGTCAGGGAAATCATAATCATAGTCAGTACCTAACACCGCACCCTGATTAAGTGACGCTGCATCGTAGTTAATGCTTACACCGTCAGCCGTTGGTGTTGAAGCTGATGCAGTATCCATGCGCAGAGCAATAGCCAGATCAAGCGTATCACCTAATGTGTAGTGGTTAGGGTCAGTCACTGCGTCCAGCTGCGTCTTGTCCATGCGGTTCACAGATGTAGCACCTAGTGCTTGCTGTAGCGCATAGAACTCATCGTTAGTTGTGGCATTAGTCCATGTGGTCAAGGTGCTGTATGCGTCACCAGTTGTACTATATTGCAAAACATAACCACCATTATCGGTTACATATAACTTGCTTCCATCGTCGCTAAACACAATGCCTTGTAATGTTGCAGCTAATTGGCCTGAAACATCATAACTAACACTGTCATAGGATGCAGTGCTTACATCATATGCTGCCGATAGTGTATACTGATATATCACACTTTCACTAGCTCTACTTGCAAGGAACAGTTTTGTCCCGTCATCATTGAAAGCCATACTTGTTACTGAGTTAGTTTGCGTTGAGTGATCTAAAGTACCTGAAGCTAGAGATGCTGTACCTACGTTAAAAGCCGTACTTAAAGAGTATTGATATATACTATTTGCGCTTTCACCACAGAGAAACATTTTTGTTCCTGTGTTATTAAAAACAATAGTTCCCGGTATAGCTTGTTGGTTTGTAACACTAAAGCTAACACTATCATAGGAAACTGTAGTAATATCAAAAGCTGTTGATAAACTGTACTGATAAACAGTGTCGTTATTTTCACCAACAACATACATCTTAGTTCCGTTGTTATTAAAACAGAAACCTTGTGGGCCAGTCATTTGACTTCCAAGACCGAAACTTTGAGAGCCGGGGTAAGTAGCTGTGCTAATGTCAAAAGCAGTAGATAAGTTATACTGCCATATTCTATCTGAATTATCATCAAGAACGTACATCTTTGTACCATCAGTAGAGAAATGAGTTTCTCTTAAATTAGATGCTACACCAGATGTTGATACAGATTTACTGTCATAGCTTGCAGTAGCAAGGCTGTAGTAGTCTGTAGTAGCTTGACTATTATACTGCCATGTACCACTGTTATCCCGCACGATAGGACGCACACCAGAGCCTTCCTTGATGACTGACCATGTGGTTCTATCATCTGTAGAAACTGCGTAGTGTACTGTGCCATCACCCGCATCTTGGTCTGCTACCATAGTGTTTATGTCGAGCCATGTAGACGTATCAATCTGACCGCCTGAGTTAGTGGTGGCTATGTGGTATTGGGATGTGGGTAGAACAAAACTATTTAAAGATTCAGCATAAAGAGTGGCAACTTCAGAAGCCGACAGGTTCTTATTAAAAATACGAACTTGATCGTAGGTAGAATTTGAAACGTGGCCTCCATATCCTGTGCCAAACAAAATGCCATTTTGTTCGTGGCTATCACTTCTAATTTTGTTAGTTCTAGCTGTTATTTCCGCTCCATCAACAAACAAAAAAGGGCGCTGACCTGTACCGTTTACTGAGCCACAAACAATGTGATGCCAATTACCATCTGTAACATTTCCTAGCGGTATTGATCCGTAACCACCTTCGTCCCGGCGAAGTATAAAATGAAATTGATTATCACTCTCCCAAGAAATTGTAGTACCATAAGTACTAACATTCTCTTTGAAGTCTACCATTCTATTATTAGCAGAAAGAAAGCCTGTAGTGTGTAATCGGAACCAAAAAGATACAGACCATGTACCGTTGTTAGGTTGGTTGTAGGGAATTGTAAAATCATTTCCCGACCCCGCTGTCCAAGAATGGGTGCCATATTTCTTTACAGTAGATGAAAAAGCCGAACTCCCAGATGCGTTATAACTCCCTCCAGCATCATGCAATGTGTTGTCTAGGGTATGCAAAGAGATGGCGCTAGAATCTGAGAAGACATCAACCGTGCTTAATGTTCCCGCTTGAACAGACCCAGTAAACCCAATCCCATCAGCATCACCCGCTGACTTCAGCCCACGCATAGACCAAGAGCCTGACGCAATAGTGCTGCTATCAGTAAAGGCTGAGCCACCTGTAGTGTCATACGCACCAGCGGTACTTGTTAGTGTGACATCACCGCCGTTGCCGACTATGCGCTTACCTACGTCTGTAGATGCAAAGGAGCCTGTGCCAAGGACAAGGGCAGAAGAGGAAGTACTAAATTGCTCAAGCCGAGGAGTGGAGTGACCATTATTCATAATATATAATTTAGTGCCATCGTCTTTAAAAACAAAGCTGGGAACATTAGTACTTACATCACTTGAATACACCCATTCATTTGATGTTATACTTGCAGTTGTAATATCCCAAGCTGTCGATAAAGCATATTCCTTTATAGTCTCAAGTGACGAACCATCAAAAAGTATATACATCTTAGTGCCGTCATTACTAAGCTCAACTTCCCTAGCCGCTGAGCCACTACCGTATCCAGAATTAAAAGAATTAGAACCAGAAATGCTAGATATGTCCCAAGCCGTAGATAAGTTATACTTAATGACTAAATTATTGGTCATATCCATACTAAATGCGGCAGTACCATCTGGTTTGAAAGACAAACCCATTGGAAGGCTTGAGGCAAAACTTATACTTCTACTAACAGAATTGTAAGTTACAGTAGATATGTCCCAAGCCGTACTTAAATCGTGCTCATATATGGTGTCATCACCATAGCTACCCGCATACATTTTGGTACCATCGGCTTTAAACGCCAACATACTTATATCGTTGGCCCCACCAGAATTTGTTTGGTAATCGTAATAATTATTGCTGTAACTTGCGGTACTTATATCCCACGCAGTAGTTAAATTATATTGATATATGTATCGTGGAGAGTTTCCAGATAGATAAAACTTAGTCCCATCTGTGCTAAATGCAATTTTCTGAGCGTATAGATCTTGTCCGTTATAAGTGGCGGCTTTATTGTCATTTGAAACTAAAGACAAATTATACCCAACGCTACTAGCAATCAACGTAGTAGCATACGCAGTGTTATGCAGTTCATAGTTAGACGCAGAAGCATTTACATCCCAAGCACCCTTAGAAACAATACCCACTTGCGGCACTTCTTTAGTGGCAGACACCACAGGCGCTGGGCTGATAGCTTGGGCCAGAGTAATGCTTGCAGTCTCACCAGAAGCGAATGACTTGGTAAGGCTACCAGATGTGACGCTGATGTTGTCTAGCTGTGTTTGCAGTGCGCTAGTCGTGCCAACAACATTATCTAGCTCTGCCGCAGAGGCCACAAGGCCATCCAGCTTGTTGATTTCAGCCGCCGATGCAGTGAGGTCACTAATCTCTGCAACACTGATAGCCCCATCATCCAGAGGATTACCCGCTGCGATTAGGTTTGCTAAGTCTCTTGCTTTTGTCATAACTTAACTCCGCTCTATATATTCAATAATAACAACACCGTCGCCACCAGCGCCCGATTGGCGTTTCATACTACTACTCGTATAAGAGGTAATGCCGCCTCCACCTCCTCCCAAAGAGGCGTGTCCAGCAAAGCCAGTGTTACTGTTAGATGAAGCACCGCCTCCGCCACCGAAAAGCCCAGCCGTTGGGGGTTGCAAATCTCCATCGTTAGTTTGAGATTGCTCTTCTTGTACATACCCACCAGTACCAGCACCGATCCCCGTAGTACCAAAACTCGGGATTGCGCTTTTACCAGTAGAATTGTTCATACTAGAAAACAAACCTCGGCCACCAATACCGTCCAAAAAGGGGCCGTTAAATAAAAATAATCTTGATCCACCAGCGCCACCCGCAGACGTTCGGTATCCTTCATTGCCGGGGCTATCAAGGTCTTCGCCCGGCCCAGCCGATCCACCAGCGCCAGATGCACCAGGGGTAATAGAAACATTAATATCGCCACCCCTGCCACCAACGCCGCCGCCGCCCGTAGCTGATCTATTTGCTTGAGCCGTAATGTCTCCTGCTCTTACTGCATTCGTTGATAATCCAAACAAACTGACAGCACCGCCGCCTGTAGTAACATTAAGTATTTCATTCCAATCATAAGCAAGTTTGCCACTCCTTCCGCCTTGATAGTTAATATCTCCACCAGAGGCAGTTCCACCAGCGGCAAAAACATTTGCGTTAGGATACCGGTTCCCTCCCACACCACCGTTGGCCGATAGAGTGTCCGACCCTAAAACAAAAGAGCTTGACGTACCTGTAATGCCCTCCGCTTCTGTTGCATTGTTGCCTACACTTTTTCCACCAATACCTGTTGTAACAGTTGCAGTAGTTGAAGATGTTACAGAAAATTGTTTACGAGAATAACCTCCCGCACCCGCACCCGTGCAACCATATCCGTTGCTCTGTGCTGCGCCAGAACCACCCCCACCAATGACATGAACTATTACCGTACCGTCATAAGGGAACGTGTAAGTATAGCTAGACTTTTGAAACAGCCATTCGGGTTGAGGAAGAGGGCTACCACCGCCGCCACCGCCAAAGAAAGAACTTGTTGTACCCATTTTATATCACCTTCTAATTATGAGAATGCCCAGCCGATAGTTGCATCGACATATCTCAAGGACAGTACGAGATAGGCTGAATCTATTGTTAAGTCTGAAGCATCACCCATGATGTTGCTGCCGTTGCGCCCTACAATACAATCTGTGTTGCCAGCTACTTCACTGAGGCGAACCTCATCGCCCACGCTAGGTGAGGCTGGAAGTGTAAGTGTCAGTGTTGCACCGTTGAGGTAGTAGTGGTTGTCTTTAGTCGCTGTTGTACTGGTGGTGACTACGTTTGTCGTAAAGCCTACGCCTGTTAGGCCAGAGCCATCACCTGTAAATGCAGTAGCGTTGACCGTACCAGTTACATCAAGCGGCTTGTTCATTGTCCATTTGTCACCAGTAGCCGCATAGTTAAACGTAGCACTAGCCCCATCAACAGTAAGGCCCGCACCATTAGCCGCAGTGGCGTCAGACGCGCCGTTAGCAATGGTTATGTTCTTGTCAGCGACATCAAGGGTTGTACTATTTACAGTTACGGTAGTGCCTGAAACGGTTAGGTTGCCACTTACGACCAAACCACCTGATACCGTACCGCCTGTCAGTGGTAAGTAGCGAGCATCAGAAACTGTCTTGGTATATACGTCTGCAAGATTAAATGTTCCGTAAGCAACGTAGTCCAGAGTGTCGTTAAGCGCAGCGCCAGTAGTCAGAACAAAGTTAACGCCATCTGTAGCAGTAAAGTCAGTGCTTTCGATTAGCTTCACGCCGTTCAAATACACATCAATGTAACCGCTATCGTATCCTGTAGTTGCAAACGAAGTCTGCCCTGCCGTTGCTGTGAAGGAACCGCGTGAGCTTGTACCGTTTACAGAACTACCAGCATTTTGGAACGAGTTGCCGTTGTAGACCTTCATCGTGTCTGTTGATGTGTCGAACCAAAGCAATCCCTCATTAGGAGAAGAGGGTTCAGAGGCTGAGATAGTGTACTGAGAAGAGAAACTATTAACTGAGCTTATGTTGTTGCTTACGTTTGTGACTGAAGAAACATTGGTTGCCACCGTGTTTACGTTAGCAATGTTAGTCCCTACCGTTGCAATGCTTGCTGAGTTATTAATTACCGCAGTTAAGTCTGTGTTGGCGACCGTACTAATGTCGGCACTAATCGCAGCTACAGTTGTTACATCAGAGCTAATACCAGCTACAGTTGTTACATTGCCGGAGATACCTCCAACAGCGTTTACGTTCACAATGTTTGTCGCCACGACACCAATGTCGCTTGCATCTGCCGCCACGGCTGTAACGTCTGCGGATATTCCCGCCACTGTGGTCACGTTGCCGCTGATTGTCCCGACTGTATTTACGTTAGCAATGTTATTCGCAACAACCTCAATCTCGCTTGTCGCCTCGTTAAGATCGTTAGCAACAGTTTCAATCTCCGACACAACCTCTAACAAATCGTTAGCCACTGTGTTGATATTGGTAATGTTGGAAGCAACAGTGTTTACTGCGTTAATGTTTGTTGCAACGGTTGTCACATTAGTGTTGTTTGACGCCACTGCTGTAATGTCGGTTGCGATTGGGCCAAGAGTTGCCACTTCGCTTGATACACCAGCTACCGTTGTGACATTCGCTGAGACACCCGCCACCGTAGTTACATTGGCAGACACACCAGCAACAGTTGTTACATTAGCAGATATGCCCGAAACTGTAGTTACATCAGTGCGGATTGTATTTACGTTTGTAATTGCGTCAGTCGCTGTAGTTCCGTCTTGGATGTCAGCAAGCAACGCAATGTCGGCTGAAACATTTGCAATGGACTGCGTATCCGCAATCGTTGGACCCGCCTCTGGGTTTCCGGTTGTTTCGTTAAATGCTAAAACCTTACCAACACGCTGCTCTTTAAAAGGCAATGTCGCGTCAGTAACAAAGTCACCGACACTGAAAGTCAGCGCGCGATCTATAGACTCACTCAATCTTTGGTCAACAAATGTAAGCTTGTCCAAGCTCTCTTCCAGTGACTGAGCAGGGAACGGATCATTGGGAACCAGGTCAAGTCCTTGGGTGAGGGGCTGCTCTCGAATAATAACAACAGTGACGCCGGACGCCGGTGCAGTTCCAAACACTACGTTGCCGCCGCTTGCCGAACCCACGCCCGTCACAGTGTAATGCGTTGTAATCGTCTGCACGGTCTCTGTGCCATTGGCGGCGCGAAGGATAACCGTCAGATCGCTCTGGTCGAAAACCTTGAAGCCATACGCAAAGGTCGCAAGCGATCCATTGCCGCTATAACTTGCTCGGTTTGTGCTGCTCGATACTGTCATTATCTACGACCCTCGTTTTTTAACTGCTCGACCTGCTCATATGCTTGCCGCATATTTGCATATTCTGGGTTTTCAAGCAACGCTAAGAACCCTGCTTCTATAAATTTTTGGTTTATTGAACGAAGCATCGTTACTTTGGCTTTATCTGGGATGCCTTTATATTGGCTAGATCCAGTTACGGCCATGATTGTTTGCCTGAAATCTAATACTCCGAAACCAGGTGTGTTGATGCGAATTTCATTTTTTGCCAGATTTACCAAGTCAGACTGCATGCCGTAGCTGAGTTTGATTTGGCCCATTTTTTGTGGGTTAGTCAAAGGCCATTTGTTTGTTATGCGCTGCAATCGGATCAGCTCTTTTTCATAATCTTCCAGCTCCTCACCACGCTTCAATCGAAAGCCTAATATGTTGCTAAACAACGCGGCTACTGGGTTGACGGCAAAGCTAAATTCGTCCGATCCTTTTGCGTTGCCTAGTGTATCATAGACAACAGCGTTTAAGTCGCGCTCATCCCGAATGAAGCTGTCCTTGGATTGTAGCGCGCTGATCTCTGTGACATATTCCTGAAACTTCGTCCCCAGGTCGCCCTTCGGCGTCCCGACAATAGCATAGTTTGGCGTCCCGTCTGCAAGTGAGTATGCAAAAGACTCGTTTCCATCTTCGTCAATGACAATCTTTTTTACATCTTCGATTGTGTAATACTCAATATCTTCTCTAGGCTTGACCCTTGTTGGATCAGCAAGCCGCGCAAACATACGCTGCAATGAGCTTAGTGGGTTTGGAACGCCAATTGGGCTTGCGCTTTCTGCGTAACTGCGTGAAATTTTGGCCGCATCGTAACCATCCATAAAGGCAGTCACATCAGCAACCCCCTGCAACATGGGCAGCTCTTTGTAATAATCCATTGTTGATAAAACCGCTGCCTGCAAATAGTTCTGTTGCAACTCAGGATCGTTTGTCATGTTTGCTCTTTGAACAGCGTCAGCCGTAATCGCAAGCAAACCGCCAACAGGCTCGAACCCTTGGAAGCTTACATACAATAAGGGGCCGTTTGGCGCTCCAAAAGGATCGTAAAGCGGCATATCCTCTGGGAACCCTTCGCCTTTTAGGACAAAGCTGTAAGGTTGCCAACCAGGCGGCAGGGCGTCCCGAGACTTTTGATCGCTTGGCATGCCGCCGGTGATACGACCATCCATTGCGTATTGAGACGTTTGAAACATAACCGCGCTTCCAACAGTGTATCTTCCGGCAGCAAGTTGCTGTGCGCGTGGCCCGTTTTTGCCGAGCAAGTCTGTCAGGGATTTGGTTGGCATGCCTGGGACATATTCCATTGTACGCAGCAACGCATTCGTTGGAGCCGTTACAAATGGCATAATAAATCTGCCTAGTAAGGTGCGTTGCAACTTTCCAGCAACTTCACCAAAAGTCCCCAGATCAGATTGCAAAGTGTCAAACTTTGCCTTGTAATTTAAATCGTCTGCAACTGAGCCAGGGTCAAGCAGCATCATGCCGGCCTCATCCAAAGCCTCTTGCTCACTCATCCCCCTGCGAAGTGCATGCTGATAACGCTTATTGATAGATGTGTAAAACTCGCCGCGTTGAGAAATTGTTTTGGTGAACTCATCAGCCGAAAGCAACAAACGGAATGGTATCCGCATCCGTTTGCCCAGCTCATCAAGAGACCTGCCAAAGAAACTGCTGTCAGACCCAGAAGTGGCTGCGTAATTCTCAATGTCTAACTTGCTTGCCCCAGAAGGCATTTCGGTTCGCCAAGCAATTGACGCCGCCTTCATTGCGTCACCCCAAGAATCCGACCATCCCTTCAGGCGAAGAAGAGCGTCTTCCATATAAATTTGATCTTCACTGATGGGCATGTACGCCTCGCCAAAAGGCTTGCGCGCTGCTCGGACAACACTGCCGTACATTCCAGCCATAACTTCCGTTGGTAGCTGGAACAACATAAAAGAAGTAGTGCCAATCACGTTTTTCATTTGCGTGGCTGGTGATGACAGTAAGCCGGCCAAGTAAGCCTCATGCACCATCTGTTTTGTTTTTGCGTACTTACCAACATTGGCAACCTGGTTGACGCCCTGCAAACCATTTTCTTTTGCAGATTTTAATAAAGCAGAAGCCAATGCGTCTGTAGCCCCCGCGGCTCCGCTTTCAGAAAGCAGCCTTGTGGCCTCTTCTGCAAATCGAGTTGCGTCCAACTCCCCATCAACTCGGATTTGAAATGACTGTAATGCCCGAGCTGCTTCTGTTTGAGCGCCCTTGAGCTGCAACTGAATACCGCTGTGAATGGCAAGCTGCCTGCGGAAGCGAAGCCTGTCTGCGTCTGTGCCTTGGCCTGTTTTGATTAGCGTTGCCAGCTCTTCAAGCTTCGTCGCACTTCTTACAAGAAGCTCCCGAGATGCAACAAACATCTCTGCCGTCATGCCGCCTTCGCCTATTCTGCGAGTAAGAAGGCTGCGCGTCAGGCCAATCTCATCAGCAACCAGCCCCGCAGCGGCTCTGGCTGTTTCCTTATTAGAGACAGTGCCTCGGGTTATAGTGGCTGTCTCGCCCTTAAAGTTATCACCAATTGCTGTAATTACAGCCAAGACATCATCAGAAGTGTCAATGTAATCAAAGTTGAAATCACCGCCGTCTTGCAGGGATTTAATGTTATTTGCTTTTACATCAAGGCGACTTAGAACTGCTTGGGCGACCTCATCAGAAGCAGTGCCTGTTTCAGCATTAAATCCTCTAACTTCTGCGTTAAGAGCTTTTTTTGCATCCTCGGCAATATTAGTTGCTGCTAGCTCTGCCTCGGCAGCGTCATTAGCCAAAGCAGCTTGCGCGTCTTGCAGCACATCTGTTGGAGCTTGTTCGTTAATTCCAGGCGCCTTGAGGCCTCGCTCTTCAAACTTTGCCACGCCTTGTGGGCTAAGAACCTGGCCGGCAAGAGCGCGCTTAGTTGCGCTTTCTGAAAAGGCGCCTTGATCTGGAACCAAGCCTGCCTCTTGCGGAGTCGGCATGCGAGGGGCAACAGTCGGATCAAATGCAGGCGTAGCCGCAATTTCGTCAGGCGTCATCACGCGCGCAGCTTCAGGGCCGACAGGATTGGGCTTAGGAGGCGCAGGCCGCACACTTGGTTCAAGCTTGTTCAGAAGCTCAAACAGTTTGCCAACGCCGGCAACCTGCACACCTTCTTGCTCTGGGCCTTGGGCAAACTCAGTTGGCTGACCAACCGCAGTGATGCGCTGCTTGGCTTCTTGCTCTTGTGCTACCTGGTTTGGATCAAATGCCATTTACTTCACTTCTCTTGAAACTGCTCAGGGATTCCGACTTCTTCTTCTGCGCCCAATTCTACTGTTTCGCCCATAAAAGCCAATTCAAGGTATTGGTCTCGCGTCATAGGCAAGCCAAACTTTTTCATCAGCGCGACAACACTGTCGTCATTCCCAAGTTGGGGGGTTAACTCCGCCTGCTCGTTCATCTACCAACCTCCTCGTTTCGTTCAAATCAATTTCGCCGTCTTTGTATCTTTGCCAGATTGCATTAACATCAGAGACATTTTTTGCGCTTTGCTTGAATTTATCTGTGAATAATCCGCGTACCGCTTCCCAAGTTATTGATTGCATCTGCCGTGGCAGGATACCACGTTCAGCCGCTGCCCGTCTATACGCTTCCGCATATAGTCCGTAGTTTCCAGAAACGCCTGTTTTGCTAGACCCTTTTGTTGTCCCTCTTCCTTTAACGCTCATGTTTTTAAAGTTGTGGTCAACTTCAAGAGAGTTTCCTGACAATGGGCGCAAAAGGCCAGCAGCCACAGCATGAGTGTCAATTGTTACATCACCAAACGGAGAGTTGGGATCATATATATTGTTGTAAAAGTTTCTTACCTTATGCCGCTCACCCATTAACCTAGAGATCGTGCTTACATCCCCGTTAACGTCAATCGAAGCAACAGCTTTGCCAATCTCGTTTAGCGACCCCCAAGCTGCTTTGCTAGGACGGCCATCAGCATTAGTGGCCGTTTGCAAGAACTCGCCTTCAGGGCCAACAATTTTGTAGTCTGGTGAATTGTAGGTTTGATCGTAAAGCCTAACAAATAAAGCGCGTAATCCTGATTGGACTGCGGGATCTTCGTCAACAATTTCTGCGTAAGATTTGCCTTTTATAGCTTCCAACATAGGCTCATATTTTGGTTTATTTAAAGATGGCAACGATCTGAATGTTTGCTCCATGTCATCAGCAAATTTAAAGTCTCTCTGTTTTACGGAAACATCAAGAACTCGCTGCGCCAAGCTGACGTTTTGATACCAATCTTTTTGAGGCGACAAGGCTGCAAGCGCGCCAGCAATAGATGTGTCAGGCACGTTGTACTCGCTTGACCAGCGATCAGTAATCGCTCTAGCCCCATCGTACCACTTCTGACTCCTCACCCTAGTCGCTTCAGGGACTTGATCGTGAAGGTGAAGCAAGTTGTCTGTTACATGAGCTATGAAGCGTTCAGATGTTTCGTCAACTCCTTCACCCTCAACGACTTTCATGTTGGGATAATCTTTAGTGATGTTAACATTAAACTCATATAGTTTTGGATCAGCCTTCATTTCTTCTAGGCCAACAATCAGATCCCCTGCCATTGGGTCTTCTGTTGACGCTTTCGCCGTAGGAAGTCTGGTTGAAATTCGCCCAGGCAATCCATCAGTCACATCTGGAGCAGCCAATCTACCAGCCGCAGCAAGGCCGCGATCTACTATAGGCCCGACAGGGTTGCTAAACATTGTCGAGCCTTCTTGCGCTATGCGCTGCTCGGCCTGTGCGCCTGCCTTGATTAAAGAAGGCTCTAACATTTTAAAGCCCTTTTTCATAAGAACTGAAAATGCTTTGCCAACAGCAGTGGCCTCGGCAACGCCTGCTGTCATAAGTCCCAGCCCCATCAATCTTTGAAAGCTTCCACTATCTCCATCACCCGATCCAAACGCTGACGCAATGGAAGATGCGGCGTCGAGTGCTAAACCCGTTGTCGCGTAAAGAGGGCTAATAGGAACGCTTTGATTGCTTTGGCTAAACATTCGGTAACCTTCTTGAATGTCCAAAGCCCCGAAAGTGGCAAAATCCGCAACACCTACCTCTAAAGGATTTGTCTCTCCCGTGCCGAATAGTGCGTTAGAGTACACGCTTGCAGAGCTTCTCATAGCTCCAGTGGCCGCTCTAATTGTTTCGTCAATAGTGCGGAAATTTACTTTAGCATTACGCTGCGCCGCATCTTGCTCTATTAAAGCCCTTGCCCTTTGTTCAGCCTCTTGTATGACACTAGGATCAGTTTCGTCTTCTACAGAAGCCCTTATATTTGCCGCTTCCTGAATGACGCTAAGGCTAACCCCTTGCTCCTCTAACAGCTCTGTTCGCATCCCCTCAATTGAAAGCCGCACGGCAAGGTCTTCAACAAACCTAGTCCCTGCTTCTCTTATCGTAGGATCACCCTCGCCAAAAACAAGCAACGGCTCTCCGCTCGCTAGCTTTTGGGTTATTTCCTCTGGAGATAAAGTTAAGTCTTCCTGCGGCCCCATAAGACCGGCGGCTTCTACAACGTCAGGTGTGTAGCCGGCAGCATCAAAGTCTTCCATAGTTGGCATGGCGCCGGTGGCTGCTTTGCGCTCATTGGCAAAAGAAACAGCGCCCTCTACTGGAGCCGATTCCGCTGTCGGAGCCACAAGAGAAGCAGGAGCTGTCTCCATAACCTCTGGCTGCGGCGTTGGGTAGTAGCGTTGAAACTCAGGTGTTTCAGGGCCAAACTCCATGCCTTCGATCAATATAGATCTTGGAGGGTCTACCGTTTCGCCCTCTTCACCAATCTTTATGTACCCGCCTTGAGACATAGGCAGAAGGATGTCGTGGGTATTGGTCTCGGTGTTAAAGACGCTCTTCTTGTTCTTTTCAATAGCAGGGTTGATGCCAGCCTCGGAAATAAGGTTAGCCTCAAGGTATTTGTCGATTTCGTAGTCGGTGTCGTTTCCTAGTAAATCTGCCATTAATCGAACAATCCTTGATTAGCGAACCTAGATCTTATAGTTGATTTAAAAACAGTATAAGGGTTTCTGCTTCTATTCTGGTTTTCCGCGTCTAAACCTTCGTACCAAGCATCTACGGAGCCGAAAGGGTCATTAATGTCGGGAGTAAATCCCGCCAACGAAGTGGCTTCAAGAAAAGATAAATACTCAGCTCTCAACTCTTCCCTATAAATAACGTCAAACTCATCTCTTTTTTCCATAGCAAACTGACGAATTTCCGCTAGCGTCATGGGGTTACCTTCAGACTCTCTGCGGCTAAACTCATCCCTTAAAGCAAAGTCAGCATTCTCAAAAGCTGCTTTAGATGCTTGAGCAAGCCTGTCATCTCTTCCAATTGCCATTTGGGCATTATAACGGAAATGCCGCGAAAGCAGTCCTGAACCTACAGACAGCCCCTCATCCGCCTCATTTGCAATCTTTGTCCGCAAGCCGTTGTACTGGCCTACGTCCAAAGAGCTTCTTTTAGCATTAAGATCTGCAACTGTCAGCATGCCATTTTCTGCCGTTCCATAAAGCTCACTATAGACAACTGCATCACCTTTGCCGGCAGGCCTAAAAACTTTAGGTGCTTCAGAAACTGACATAGCCTCTTCCATCGCTTCTTGCTGCGCAGGAGTGGCCCACATCTGGCGCATTAGCCCTTCATATAAAATTACTTGAGCCTGAGATCCTGACAATATCAAATCTTCCCCAGGTCCGCGCACCGATTGAAAATTGTCGTCAATCTTTTTCATATCAATGGGGTCTAGTACCTGCCGCAGCGTAGCCCCAGACACAGTGTCTGTGCTGTCTAAAGAAACAACAAGATTGAAAGCCTTTGTGTTTGATTTACCTGCTTCCTCTTCCCGCTCATCGTCTATTTTTTCTTGAGCGGTAAAGAACGTAGAGGCCATCTGTATTGTGTCTTGCACAACTGCATTGGCCTCTTCCGCTGGCACAGCCATTAGCATATTCAGAACATGAGGCGGCAAGGTGGAAATACCAACCATGTCTTCCGCGCTCATTTTACCACTACGCACCATTTGAATCTGGCTTAAAACCGATGAAAGGCCTATTGCTTTGTTTAGGTCAGTTCCTGCGTATGCTGGAACAAGGTTTTTAAAAGCCTTAGATAAAACCTTTTGGGTAACATTGCCCATAATTTCTGGGTTCACGCCGCCGTTTCTAACAGCTTGCTCAACCATAGACTGTAATTGAGACTGCTCCATAGCAAGCTCATCAGATGTAATATCCAGGAAGGGATTAGAGTAAATAGAAACCTGCTGGTCTTCCCGAGCCTTCAGTGCAGCCTGCCTGCGCTTTTCAATCTTTAGGTCAACAACCTCTTGCAGCCTAAACTTGATAGGTATTTCCATTTGGCGGAAGCTGTTGTCAAAGTCTTGCAGCGCGTATTTGTTTTTGCCGACAGTAGATCGCATCGTATCATAAACGCTTTTGACGCCCTGCGCATATTTAAGCTCACCGTCAAAAATGTTCCCGACATCCCTGTCTTTTTCCAACTGGCTAGACAAAGCCATCAAGCCTTCTTTGGCTGAAAAGATCGCCTCGTTCTTTTGTGTCTCGGTAATCATCTTATAGCGCATGTTGGCATACTCACCAACTTGGTTCGCAACCTCTGTTGCAATCGCGCCCTTCTGCAATTCAGCCTGGACAAAAGGCTGGGCATTCATCCTAGCTGTGATGCGGGCGCCAGGGGCTTCAGAAGTTGGACGGCCCTGTGATCTATAAACTGGTATTCTCATTATGCGAACATTCCACTAGAGGAAGCAAACCGGCCTGCCGTTCCAAAACTCTGGATCAAGCTAGTTGTGCCTTGCGCTCTTAGACCAGCAGCCTGCGCCCCGCCTTCCATGCGTGACAATTCAGCACTTAGCCTAGAACTTTCTTGCTGATCGTTGATCTGCATGTTTGTGACCGTGTTATTAAAGTCATTGATAGCCTGGTCATATTCAAACTCTCGCGCAGCCTGACGCATAACTCGCATCGGAGTGCCGTGAGATATGTCTATGCCAGCTCCGCTATACTGAGCGACAACAGAACCCTGAGCTTCTCTAAAACGAAACCGATCAACGCGCTCCTGCAAAACTGCATTGCGGTTAATGATCTCACGTTGCTTTTCAAGTAATTCAATGTCGCGTTCAATCAAGCCGGCGTTAAACTCGCCAACTCTTGCAGCGGCAGCAGCAGCTTTGTTTGCAGAGCTTTTTGCGCTCATGCCACCAAGGATTGTTGCCCCTAGCGTTAAGATCTCAAACATACTCAATCACCTCACAAATCAAATGTGTTCATGCGCGGATATAGCGCCAGAACAGTCATTGGCAGGGGCTGTGATTGCCGCACATAAATGCGATCACCGTCAACGAAACCGCCGTCAAACTCGATTTCCTTGTCTCCCGTGAATAATGGCACAGCTTCGTCCATATTCATAGAGCTGTCGCGGAAAAATATTCTATCCGCACTTTCTGAGTCGCTACCCACTTCAGCGCCAACCGTTTCATGGAATCGAACAGTGATGTCGTGTATGCGCTTTGGCTTGCCTTGGGAAGTGCCATCCTGAGATCCAGACTCTAAGCGCAGTGTTTGCATTTCACTGGTGTAGCCGAACCCAACGGCGCTTGTTGTAGCGGAAAAATCTAACGTCACACCGCCGCCTGAAACTGTCTTTCCAGCATGTGTGGCGCCGTTAGCTAGTATCGAAAGCTCTTCGCCCTCTAAGTGATACAAGCCAGAAAGAGTTGTGGTTGCAGACCCTGAGTAGACCAAACCGCTGTCCACAAAGAAAGCAGCAGTCGTGTCGCTGCCAAAGTCAAATGCCTTCATCACTTCGACATACTGCTTGGTCACGCCGTTGATTGTGCGCTTAACAATCATGTAAAGCTCATCTTCACCGCTGTCTGTCGGCAAGGTGATGATGCTTTCAACTTTAGCCTGACCGCTCTCAAACTCCCCGCCGATAATGTGCTTGTGCCAAGCAACAATCTCTTCCTCACGCCGGTAGGTCAATCCAAGCAAAGTGCCATCAGTGCGGCGCGCCCAGATTATGCTTTCAGGCTCTTGTTGGTACGCAAATTCTTTTATGCCGCCCTCAGTCAAATGCTCGGATAGGATTGTAATGTCTGGGGCTGCATAGCCTGCAACATCCACTTCACCAATATAACGAAACTCTCTAACCTTGCGCGCACCGCGCTGGGCAAACAATGTAACGTCAGCAACCTGGACAACTTCGCTGTCAATGCAACCGTAGTTAGAATACTTGCGGATCACTGTCTGCGTAGGCGTCACAGGCCCACCATTAGTTGTTGTCAGCACATACTCACCACCAGACGTACCAATGTTAAGTATTCGAGTAGCTGACAGGTAACGGATTGCGTTTACTTTGTTGGACGCAATAGTGTAGATCAGAGCGTCATTGTCAGCAGTGCCAGTGTGAAAATTTAAATAGTCAGCACTTTTAGAAAACCACAACGTCTGAGGATTGTTGTTAGTTGCCGCAAAAACCAACCGCTGTTCAAAAAACGTGACAACACTAGGGTAATTGTCGGCGCTAGTGAGAACTGGCGTGTTGTTCTCGTTAATACTAGGAGTGTCAAACGTCCAAGCATTATGATCGGTGCGAGACAATGTGCGGACAGCGTGGCTTGGATGCACCAAATACATAACATCCGCAGACTGTGCGAAACGCACATCACTTACCTGCGCGGATGTGTAGGGTGTTGCAACCTCAAACAATTTGTCAACACTGACGCCAGAGCCAGTGTAGGTTGTAAAACCTGTGGTATCAATTGCATTGCCAAACAAGTCAGTCAGCGTAAACGTGTTAGCTGTAGAGTTAGCAATAAGATAATTTCGAGCGACTAGCTCGGTCATATCGCCACCTTCGTTGTAAAGGTAAACTTCATCTCCATCGCTAAGGCCGTGGCTAGAGCTGGTAAAAACGCCAGGGCTTGCCTGCGTAATAGAAGAAACACTTTTTTCGCTATCAACCAAAACTTGCAAACCATTGCGGAAAACCCGCATGTACTGATCGCCAAACTCTAGCGCGTATGTGTCGGCTGTTTTAAATTCAAAAGGTATCAAGCGGGTAATGCTTGAGCTATCCTTTACTTGGCCCAAGTATTCTGTGCCTGGGCGGCGCGTAACGCCCCCATGAGGCTGCACTATCATGTTTGTAAGCTCGGACAAGCCTTCGCGGTACTTCTCAATCGTAACGCGCCCCTCAAGACGTGGAGAAATCTCACCGGCTGTGAATGTGCTAATCGCTGGAGCTGATCGCGCCATTAGAACCTCGACTCAATAAATTCGCTTGCTTCTAGGCGCTGCGGCGCGCCTTCAGTGCCGTCAACAAATGCAGCCTGTTTTAATTTGTCAGAGTATTCTGCCGCCATCATTTGCTTGACAGTGTTGGAGCCAGTAATAGCGTAACTGACCTCAAACGCTATAGCCGCTGCCAAAGTGTCAATTAGATTGGCGTCATACTCTTGAGGGTCTGTGACCCGAGCAACATATTTAATTTTGGCAACGCCTTCGTCAGAAAGCAGCTTTCGCCCCTCAATAACGAACACAGGGCCACCTGTGTTGCTAAACATGTTGTCCTGCGGGTATGACAAATTTCCGTTGCTAAACTCTAGAACTCTAAGGCAGTATGGATTTGTCGGCAAAGCAAACTGATTTGCATATCCGAAAGGAGGGGAATCGCTTTCCTTTGCCAGCTCTGCGCGGCGCAAAAGACAGTTCCAAGGATGCGCACGAAACACGCTGTCGCGGACACTATCAAACCTCTGGTTGATTAAGCGCGCTGGCTTGCTGTTTTCCTCAAAGCTTGAAATGTTGTTCGCACCCAAGCTGTTCAGCGCGTAGTTTGCAATATCAACCGTACTGGTCATTGGCTACCCCTATTAATAAGGCTTTTCTTTGACGCACCACCAGAGTTGGACATATTCTTTGCAGCACTAACTGCATTGGAAATTGTGTCATACCTGGGGAACTTATTTCCTGTTCTTTCTTCATAGTCTTGAGCAGCGTTCCAGGCCGCGTCACCTTTAAAAAATTTCGGCTTACCTGTTTCTGTGTCAAACCATATCTGTGGAATGTTCCAAGCTTTGCCCTCTGGAGACTTTTCAGACGCCAAATATTCTGTGGCTTTGCGGCCACCAGGCAAATCAATCGCAGTGTGCTTGCTTGGATCAAAAGGCTCAAACTCAGGCATTCTGCTTTCTCCATGTGAATTTAAGGGGCGGCGAACCGCCCCTTAAACCTTATGATTCTACGCACAAAAGCTCAACAACCTTAGACTCTTCCATGCGTGTCGCACCGAGAGTTTGGCAGTAGTAAACTTGAGTTGCGTAAGACTTGTCGGCACGTTCATCAATGCGCGCTGTAGGTTCTTTACCCATAGCAACTTTGATGCCGTCTTCAGCCCATGCAAAGCAACGGCGGTCAGAAGAAGAGTCAACGCCCAAGCGGTTTGAAACAATAAAGTTAAAACCAACAAACGTATTGATTTCGCCCATCGCCAAAGCTTTTACAGTGTTGTAATCGCTTGAAGTTACAGTTGTGTTGTTCAACAGATCAGTGACCTGCTTAGGTGAACAAGCAATGTAACGTGGGATAGATGGATCAACATTTCCAGAATCCAAGATTTCCTTGGCTTCAATCAATTTCGCCAATGTTAAGCCAGCAGCGCCAGCAGCGATTTGATTGTTTGTTGTGTCAAACCCTGTAGTTGTCGAACCATCTTTGCCTGTGAGCGAGTCGCCCAAAGCCGCAGCGATAATAACATCATCCGTTGCCCGACCCATAGCAGCCGCAGCGGCACGGGAATATGTGGACGTTGGATCGACAAGCATACGAACCTTGTCCTGATCGTCAATCAGGTCAGCATATTCGTAGTCTGCCATAGTTACCATGCGCCGTGAGTGCGGCGTATCAATCAAAGGCGTGTCTGAGTGACGAGTTGTACGCAGAACAGCAGCAGCTGCTCCAACTTGATCGAAAAATGCTTTTTCGCCGTTTACGCTTTCGACATCCACTGCGTTGCGCAGCAGAGAACCCATTTGCTGAGACAGCATTTGGATATTTGACGAAAACTGATTGACGAAAGCTGTGGTTACTTGTGTGGACATGATGTCCTCCTAGCTTTGTTCAGTTAATGTTACTGCGCTTGGTTGTCCCTGGCGGGGCCGTGCTACTGCTTAGGCCAGTTAGTCCACCTGCCTCACAGGTTTGATGTCGTGGGCCAAAGGGTTATCCACTAAAGATACTCGCGAAGCCTTAGCACTTCTTCAACGTATGTGCTATGCTCTGGGTGCATCTTATCAAAATATGGGCCGTCCCGTCTAGTCATCTCTGTAATTCGAGACTGAGCCTCATTTGGGGTCATTACAAGCTCGGTTGGTTCGCCAACCAAATTGTCCTCTCCAATCTGATCTGCCAAGGCAGAAAACATTTTTATAACTTCTGGGAGATCTCCAAGCATGCGGCCATCCGAAAGCTGCACATCCTCGAACATGTCCATGCCCTTTTCGCCCAATAGCGTCCTAGCGGCGCTCTGAGCCATTCCTATGCGCTGTTCATACGCTTGGCCGAACTCTTGCCGCAGAGCTTGCTCTGACTCATATACGGCGCTCTCAGAGCGGCTCTGAGCATCTGCCTTGGATGTCTCGCCTGTCTCATTGATAAACTTGGCAATGCGATCTACCTGCCGCGGCTGTAGCCCCGCTTCCCACATAGCCTGTTTAAGGCCAGAGATAGCATCTTCGTTCATGCCATCGCCTAAGTTAATTTCATAAGCGTCAGCACTGTCTGGCCGGCCAACAGAATTATAAAACTCATTGTACTGGTCATCTGTCCAGCTCTTACCAGGCTTTGCAATTTTATCAGCGCCAATCATGCGCTGCGCGTTTACATAGCTTTTCGCCAAGCTGGCTGGGTCTGTAAACGTCCGCAGTGACGGCTCGCCACGCAAATCCTCTGGTAAACTGTCCAAAAATCCTACAGGCGCAGCTTCTGCACCCCCTGCGACTTCTTGAGATCCAGTGTCTTGGATTGCCTCTTCGCTCATTGTTTTTCCTTCTCTTCAGTCAGCATACGGACAATCAGCAGCACCGCTGCGCGCTGACCTTCATTAAATGCAGTTTCATAAGGATTGTCCGAAAACGTGGTTGTCTCATATCCAAACCTGGATTTGAGATCACTTAAAACTTTTGCGCCATCCTCTGTATTAAAGGTGCGCCGGTAAGCTAACTTCAGATCGTCTATTTGCTTCATTGACCACCACCCTGAGTAGCCTTAACCAAAGGCGCAACATTGCCAGCAGCCTCAGACGCCATCATCTCACGCTGCATCTGCTCCTGAACCTGGGCCTGCTCGGCCTGCTCCTTGCGAACCTGCTCAACCTCATCAGAACCCCTGATGACCCGAGCCGGCAAGCCTGCTGTCTCAACCAAATACTGAACCATCTTGTCGCCGTCCAAGTAATCAGTAACAGGCGCAACCTCACTAACTTGCAGCAAGATCTCAAACCCACGCAGCATCGCTTGCAGATCTGTAAGCTTCTGAGCTTTAGCAAGTGGAGAAACGTATTCAATATCAATGCTTTTGCCTTGCAGCTCTTCAGGCGGCTCTGGAAGCAAGCCAGCTCGAAGAAGTAAAGCAAAGGAACGGTCGATCAGCGGCTGGAGAAGCTCGGCTTGTAAACGCCCCAAAACAGGGCCGAGCAAACGCATTTTCTCCTCGTTCCTCTGCAATACCTCAGTCGCTGTCATGTTGGCGCCTTGGCCTAACAGCAACTGATCTACATAAAAAGCTTGACGGATTGCATTTCGGCGCTGCTCTTCCATGTTTAAGCCCAAAGGATTGTTCGCGCCAATGTTCAAAGGCTCCAAGCGATCCCGTGTCCCCGAGCGGTAAAAGTTTAACGCGCCTGGTGTAGTACGCACAGGCATCATAAAACCGTCATCTGGAACCATCAAAGGTGGATCAATCTGCTTTTGAGCCGCCTTGATCGTGGTTTCAGACATCTTGTTCAACATCTTAACGTCAGGCAAGGCAGTCATCGCCGGCGATCTGCCGTAAGTAGAAACGCTGTCTTTTACAAAGCGCGGACACATAAACGGAAATTCGTCAAAGCCACCCTCAGAAAGCAGCTCACGATTGTCAGCCAAATAATAAACAGACGCAACAGGCTTGTTCTTAGCTAACTTGCCAGACGCCTCTGCGCGCGGAAAGACAGCATGAATGACTTGATGCTCCTTGTATGGATCATCCTTCAAGTCTTTTTCTATCTGGCGAGGCATCTTAACATTAGGAAACTGCATGGCAATCGCCCGAGCCGTCAGCTTGAACTTGCGGTAAACAGTATCAACCCTACCACTAGGATCTTCGCTTATGCAAACCTCGGCAATGTGGCGACACGCAAACCGCAAGCCATCGCCTTCAGACTCAACGTAAAAAGACCCCGTGCCAAAAACAACCAAATCATAATACAGCTCATGGATCTCTTGCTGGAAGTTGGAGCGATTGAAATGCTGGTACATCTGATCCATGCAAATTTCTAACCACTCATTCGCAGCATCGTCACGCTGCAAGGCAGTGTCGCGGTAACGCATTGAAAACCAAGGAGTACTTGGCGAAGTCAACATGCCGTGCAACGAAGAGGCCAACAACTCAACAGCGTGAATTGCCGTACCGTCAAAAATCATCTCAGTGCGCTTGTCGCCCTGGGTTCGTTTCTTGGTAATATCTGCCTTACGAGGCAACATAAAATCAGCAAGCTCCTGCCAGTGAGACTCCCAATTGGATCGCTGGCTTTGTAACGTCTTGTATCGCTTATCTAACCGAGCGACTAAGGGTTTTACTTCTGCCATTATTTCATCCCATAACTTGTCATCAGTGTGCGCTTAGGACGCGACTTGGAGTCCTTAACGCCTTCAACCGCACCGCCTTGCGTCCGACCAGCCATCTTTTGCTGCGCGCGCTCCAAAGGATCTACAGTCGATTGCCCCATCAACGCAGCAGGCTGGGCAGCATTACCGCCCATAATCCCTGCAATGTTGCCAAGTTTCTTTTTCTTAATAAGCATAATTCTATCCAATCAAAGAACGGCGGCGGCGCGTCTTGCCATCTTCTTCACCAACCCCAAGCAAACCGCCAGGTGTCGTGAGAATAGTTGATCGGCGCCCCTTCTTCATAAGGTCAATCGCTTCATCTTCAGCAGCGCCAACAGAAGTCGCACTCGCAGCAGCAGCCTGTGACTCACCACCACTAGCAGTGCCAACAGACGCGCCAGAACCAGCATTGCCAGTAAAGTCACCACCGCCAAACGTAGTTTCGCTGGTCGTTTCAACATTTGTCAAATCAGTGTCAGTTCCGGTATCAAGCGTGGTGGTTGTGTCTGTGCCTGTATCAGTTGTGGTGTCAGTCGTAGTAGCAGTCGTTGCAGCAGTAACAGAAGAATCATTGTTGTCGTTCTTCATCATGTCTGCGGTAGCAGCGTTTGCTCTCGCTTGCCTACCAGCCAGGTCTCGTTGATAAGAAGCATTCTGCTCTTTAATGCCCAAGTCCATTAAAAGAGTGTCAGTCGCACTGTTCTTAGGAAGATCCGACACACTCCCGCCGCCGCCTTGGCTCTTGCCGCTTTTTGGTTGAGAACTTCCACCACCACCACAAAGACCACCCATAACTAAACATCCTTATATGTTAAAGTTCCCGCAGAAACATAACCCAGGCGCCCCAACAAGGCAGCGCCCCTTTCAGTGTTAACGCCAGAAGTCGCACCTGTCAAAATTTGACTTGCACCAGCGTCCCGCGCCCAATCTTCAAAAATCTTCATAAGCCTGACACCAATCATGCCGCCTCTATATTCAGGCTTGACATACCATATATAATCGGCAGCGACTAGAGTGTCGCTATATGGCTGCTTGAGCGTCATGCCAATAATGCAGCCGGCAAGGTCTTTGCCAGACCAACACCCCAAAACTAAACTATCATCGCTGCAAATACGGTCATCAACCCAATCGCACATCTTGTCCCAATTGAAATCAATAACGCGCTGGTAAGACTGAGAATGAAATTGCTGCGCCAAATCAGTCACAGCCGCAGCGTCTAAAGAAGACGCTTCCCTATACTTACGCCGCAAATGGATCATAATCCATTACCGCCATTTTCTGAGAAACCGCCATGCGATCCCTGCTTTCTCGCAAACCAACTGCCAAATACCTAAAAGCATCCGCTGCATGGCTCGACCAATCATGGACAGGCGAAGACCTAAAGCTCCTAGTGCGCTCGTTATACGCTCTATGATACTGACGCAAACACTCCAAACCATGCCCGCACTTCTCCCTGTCAAACCATAAACGCGGGATCAACATCTGACCCGCATGTATGCCATCCTCAATCGGCAACTTAGGAACAACTCGAAAGTTCAAACCCAAGTCCCAAGCAACCTCACGCCGGCTCTTCCCAGATCCTAACTCCCGAACCTCAATGTCGTGCGGCGCATTGTGGTCGCCATACAAATAGTTCTTAGACGTTAAAATTTTGCAGTAATGAGGCAACCCCTCACCACGGGCCTCGTAAAAGTCTATCACATGTATAGCACGACCAACCGATTGCGTAAACCATATCGCTGTGCTGTCGCCAACACCCAAGTCCCACCAAGTGTCAACACGCACACTCGGGTCATAAGGAACATTGGAAATCCGCCCATCCAACTGAGCAACCTCCATCTCCTTGCCATAAACAGCACCAGGAACATTCGCATTCCAAGAACACTCAAATTCCTGCTGATACTGGTCATGCGTCATCATAGACTTGGCAGCAGACAATTCCTCATCGTCCAGCAAGCCTGTCTCACTCGCCTTGTAAACCGCAGCCAACCAATCAGGATTAGAAGCCGCCTCCTCATACTTATCAAAAAAAGCATTGTGACCCTTCGGCGTCCCGACAAACACACACCAACCCTTGCGATCAGATAACGCCGGCCTCAACACTTCAGGAAAAACATTCTCAGGCATGTCGGCAACCTCATCCATAACACAACCGTCAAGATAAATCCCACGCAAGCTGTCTGGATTCTCAGCGCCAAGCAAGCTGATCCTAGCGCCATTCGGCAAATCACAACGCAATTCAGTCTCGTGAAACCGAACATTCGGGATCTTGCCAGCAAACTGTTTTATATAATCCCAAGCAACATTCTTTGCCTGACGATAGGTGGGCGCCATATAAGCATACCGGGGGTTCTCTTTCCCAGACATCAAGGCATCGCGTAAAACATGGTTGATCGCCCAGACCGTTTTGCCAAAGCGGCGGTGGCAAACAACAACGCCCCAACGCTTTTGAGACATCTCATTGTGCAACCGTAGCTGTAACTCCCTCGGCTCATAAGGAATCTCAATGTGCGTCAATGCTCCGTAACCCTCTTCTGATCTCTGAATATCAATATTTCGTTACTCTCAAGGATAGCCTCGTACAAATCAATAAGCAATATTGCCGACTCAATCTGCTCAGACACGCTGCGGCCAGTAACAACAGTATCCCTCAAGGCCTCCAAGTGGCCTAGCATGGCTTGTTGCGAAGGCGACAGGGAGTAAGTCAAAGTGTCTCTAGCTCCGGTGTAATATAGAGGTATAAGGGCGCGCGGTTTTGCGGGGGGTGGGGGGGTCGGTTTGCGCAAAACGCATGGCTTAACCGTAGCGTCATAATAACTATTATGTTAAATAGAACGTAAGGCATTGTTGTCGCTGTAGATTTTATCCGCGACTGCCATGCAGCAAACGCAAACCACAAGATGTTGTGCCTACCCTGCCTCGCCGACCTGGCGCCGAGGTGTCTCAGCATGCCGGCCTCACGCGCGTAGCTGTCAACGACAGGATGTGTTGTATACACAAGATCCGACATCAATGCTTTGTTACTCTCTCTTCCTTTTGGTCAGGCACAACCTCAGTGGTATTGACCTCGACATCCCCACCAGCCCAACTGATTGTAAACGTCTGGGCTTGTGGTTGATCCTCTTTCTTGTCTCGTACACCCCACGGCATGTTGCGTGCTAGCGTCCACTTCAAGCTGTCGATCTCAAGCCTACGCCGCTGCACCTCTGCATTGGCTAGCCTATTGTCTTCAAGTGAAGGTAACGGCTCTTGTGCGAGCTTGATGATCTGGTCTGTGTGGTACTCGCTCTGCATCACTCTGCCTCTGCGGTAGACCTCATACAGATCATCGTCACGCAGCACGGCTTGCATGACGCCTTGATAGGTTGGCATGCCTGCTGTCTTGAGTATGTCTTTGAGTGTTTCGCCTACTGCCAAGCGGTCAGCGATCTTGTGCATCAGCTCGGCGTTAATTTTTACTGGTTTCTTAGCCATGTGTGCCTCATCTGTTTTTTGGGATCATAGCACAAAAAAGGCCCAGCGCAATAATGCTGGGCCAGTTGTTGAGTGTTGAGCTGTGGAAACAGGTGGAAGCAGCTCAACGGGCAATTACTTTTTATCAGAATGGGATGTCATCATCAAACACTTTTGGCTTTGCTCGGATGTCGATCATCTCTGCTGCTGGGAAGGATTCTTTGACTGCCTTCTCGAACTCTCCTGCGTTGTGGTCTCGGAAGTTTCGGTATGCGAGTGCCACCTCTCTGAGCGTCAGCAGCTCTAGGTCTGGCCGTTGTTCTTTGATCTTCTGCCACGACCTTCCGTCTTTCATAATGCCAAAGGTCTCGCCATCCAGTTCCATCTCCCAGATGTCTGTTGAGGCTCTCTGTGCTCCAAGGCGCTCTGCTTCTGCATCCATTGCTTTGAGGCCTCTTACGACGACCTCTGCTCTGACCTTACATTCTTCTGGATTGTTTTCTTCGATAGCCTTGTTCATCTTTGCCATTGCTGATCCATACTTCTGCGCTGTCTCAACGCTTACCAATTCTGGCAGCATGTCGATGCCCCACTTTGTGTCCATTTGTATTGCCAGCCGATCCATTGGTGCGATTGCATAGTCACACATGATTTGATCCTTATGTGCTTGCGGGTTGAATATTCTGTCTGCCTTCTTTTGGCGCCTTGGCCTCTTGGGCTTCTGCGTATTCATCATCATCTCCACAGTTCATTCACCACAGTTTCATATAATCCACATTCCACCACAGTAGTATGCATATACATACAACTACTGTGGTGGAAGTATTTGTGGCCTTTTCTTCCACAGTTCCACAGTTCATCCACAGTTCAGAAAAACAACTGTGGAAGTGTGGAACGCGCATCAAACTTCCTCCCAATTGATCCATTCGCCGACCACTACGCACGGCACATCTCTTCCGCTTCGGCTGTCTCTTATCTCTGCGACTTTGAGGTTGCCTGTGCTGATCCACTTCTTGACGATTGCCTTTGCCTTTGCTTTGTCCCCTGGCTTTTCTGTGTCGAGGTCGAGCTGTTCTGCGACTGCATTGCCGATCCAGTTCTTTGCTCTGATGTCTGATCGGTATGCCTTGTCGTTCTCCTCTGCCTTGCCAACTGTTCTTTGGACATCGTAGAGGTCTTTGGCTGTCACGCCGTCGAACAGGTCAGGCAGTTTGAACTCTGTTGCTACGCCTATGTGCTCACCGTTTGCTATTTCGACTGAGATCATGCGGCGGTATGTTGCTTTGTCTGATGGTGGTGCGAGATTTTGTTTTCCATCGTCCTGGCGGAATATGCCGAGTGCTTCTTGTTCGTCCACCCCGAGTGCCATTGCGTCTTCTGGAGTGATCCTGTTTATCACTCTTGCCGCTCTTGCTGCACCGATCAGACTGCCTGCACCGCGCACTGAATCAACCGTTGCGTCTTCTCCGTTGCCTTTACGGATGTGATGCACAAGCTGTACTGAGCTGTTGGTGTCTCTTGCCAGCTTTCTGAGCATTGATACGACTGCCTGGATGCTGCCATTATTATTCTCATTGACCAAGTGGGCTGATATGAATGGATCTAATATTACGACACCTATGTTGTTCTCTTTGATCTTGCGGATCATAAATGCCAGCAGCTCATCGTTCTGGATCAGGCCGTCCCTGCCTTCTGCTGCCAGCGTGATCTGCATGGTGTCCTCACCATCCATGAACAGCTTGCCTTTGATGTCATCTGGCTTGAGGCCATAGTGCTGCATGGCTGCTATGGTTCTCATTTGAAGTTCTGAGATAGGATCTTCTAGGTTGATGACCCATGTGTTGCACTGCTCCTTGACCCTTACGCCAAGCAGGTCTTTGCCTGTCGATATTGCCAGTGCTTCCACAATGATTGCTGATGTCTTGCCTATGCCGCCGGCTGATGCTGTGACGCTGATATACTTCTTGATGTAGTCGTATCCATAAACCCACTCTCTGCGGGGCAGTGTGAGCGCATCAAACATTTCGTAAGGCGTGGGCCATTCATTGCCTGTATCGGCCTCTGTGTAGCTCTGTGTTGGCTCTGTGGCTATTTGCAGTGTCTGGTTCTGCTGCTCCATGCGCTCGGCTGCTGGGTCTGGCGGTGGCGTCCAGCCTTTTGCTCTGGCTCCGTCGATTGCCTTCTGCACCTCTGCCCTTGTTTCGTCCACTGTGTATCCGCCCAAGGTGAAGCCATCTGTGATCGCGTGGATCTCTTCGTCTGCCAAGCCTTTGTTAACGTATGATCCAACCAGGCGCACCATATTGTGATGCCAATCCTCGCCTGCTAGCACGTTCTGGACTGCCAGTTGCCTGTCCATTGCTTGCTGGCCGAGGTCTATGCTCATTGTGCTAGCAGCCTGTGGCTCTGCCTTTGGGAATGCGCGCATCATGCGTTCAAATTCGACAGGCTCTCTGTCTGTTGAGAACTCTGTCCGCATTGTGACCAGCTCTGGGACATATCCTTTGTCTTGTTTCTTTTGGTTGGGCCATGAGACTGTGCCTGCCACGCGCATGATGCGTGATGGGTTAACGACTGCTGCATCTGTTTGGAGTGAGGCGGCGATTGCTTTTTGTACATCACGCCATGCTTGCATGTTTTGCACTGGCTCTTCGAGCTGCCAGTATGCGTGGCCTCTTGCGAATGGCGTTGTTCCTGTCTTGATCGACATTGTAAACTTTGGGCCGGCGAAAGACAGGATGTTTTCCATTGCGCCCGCAGTGTCTGCGTCTGCAAAGCAATAGAATGCGGCGAGGATGTCTGTATCTTTGGCGGCTTGGCCTGCTGGTATGTCTATGATTGGGTCAATTGGATTGATGCACATGTATATGTTTTGCTTGGCAGCGTTCATTGCCTCGGCATGTTGTGCTGCATCGTCGATGTTTTTTAGTGCAAATCTTGCGGCGTTTGCTGATCCAGATTGCGATATAGAACGTATCTCTATGAGCGGTTGGCCTACAGTGTTCCAATTTTCTGTGATCTGTGCTATGAACTGCGTAATGATTTCGGTTTTGGGAGCCATTTCCATTTGTTCTTCCACTTCCATTTTCATTGATTCCTCCCCTGAACTGCCCAGCGGCTATGACCGCTGGGCTTTTTTCATTTAAAACTCTGCGTCAACTGGGGCTGGTGCAGGAGCTGGGTCAGGCTTGGTCTCGGGCGCGGGTGCAGCTTCTTCGACTGCTATTCCTGCGGCGACACCTTCTTTCAGGCTGTCTGGTTTGTCTACAGCACTGACCTGAAAAATTGGCACGCATGTACCGCCTTTAGTATACTTAACAGTTTTTGCATCAATTAGTTTCAGCTTAACTGCTTTGCCTTCTGGAATTTTAGAAAGCTCTGGCGCAAGGCTTGTAAGAGCATCCCAAACGCCGGCGCCTGCCTGCTCCCACACGGCGACCTTGCCGCCACCGATAGCACACTTGACCGAAAAGCCTTTCTTGTAATCATCGCCAGGCTTGCGCATCATTTCATTGACTGTTGGGTTCCACTTCCATTCGGGCGCCACGCCTGCCATACCTTCTGACCTCTGCCAACCTGTCTTGAGGCTTTGCAAGTCAAGAATAAAACCGGCTGTGCTTGCAGCTTCAAACTCAACCTTCGCTCCACCGTCACGGGTGTAGAACTGCTTTGCGCGGACAGCGCCGTCCTGTGTGCCACGAGCTGACCATTGCAGGAAGGTGTTAACATCGGAGCCTGATTCCCCTAGATCTATTTCAAACATTTTGTATCCTTTACGTTGTTTGCTTGTTGGAGTTGTTGTGCGCGTAACCCTGCGCTGGGATTAGATGCCATACATTTCTTCCCGTAGATCTTCTGCCCCGTTCCAATAGAACGTGTTAGGGTTGACGGGTATGACCTCTCTAATATCTTCTGCGCTGCCGGAGCGCAGGAACTTTTCTAGCCGAGCGATCTGCTTCTTGGCCTTGCCAAGGATCTCTGTTGGATCGCCGTCTTCAAGCATGTTTGTTTTCTTTGATGACACATAAAGAAACTTGACCACCTGGTTGCCTCGGGCCTTCTGATAGATCGCGCGTTGCAGTTGATGCTCTGGGGACATCTTGCTTGGGATGCGTCCCGTTGTTTTTAGATCAATCACTACGCCGTGATCGGGAAACACAAAGTCAAGGTAGCCGATCACAGGGATCTCAAAGTCATCTGTCTTGGCTGTGATGCTGATCTTTGTTTGCCCGTCTTCAGGGAACTCGGGCTTGCCGTAATGCTCAAGCTCTTGGAGTGTTAGCTCCATGCACGGCTCAATCATGGCGCGCTCTTTGGTTATCTTTTCGTCAGCCATGAAGAACATGCTGTCAAACTTTTCCAATGCCTGATCCAGCGCGCCGGATTTGTGCAGCTTGCCGGTCAATGTGTTGGCGACAGCATCCTCTGTGCAGATGCCACGCATGGCAGCGGCGCCCATAGGTGTTCGCTTCTTAAATAGGTATGACGCAACCCAAACGTCTGGCGCGTTGGCCCAGAGGTTTATTGATGATGCTGACAGGTGCTTGATGCCGTGTTTTTCAAAACCGTTCATGCTGTTAGCTTTCCAAAAAGGGCCAAAAGACAGGCTTCACTTCTGCCATCGTCTTTGACACGTTTAAACAAGTCAGCTTGTGCAGGCCATCTCTGGCTGGCAAGTGATCTGCTGAGACCTTTGTCTTTGTTAAGACCGAGGTATGACTTCCACTTGGCCGGCGTTACCAATGTCATCGGCAGCTTGTGTGCTGCGATTGCCATCTGCGTGGCGCCGTAGGCTTGGCCGAATCTAAACATGCTACTGACACCGTTGCCTCTGACGGCACTGACCTGCTCCAATATAACGTGGTGCGGCTCATCACCTTCTGGCTTTAAGATTTCGTGCAGCTCATACAGGTTCAGCTCTGTCTTGCCTTTGATGTTTTTATAGACCGGCATGTCATGCACCTCGACGCTGTTGCTGTCGGGCCAGTAGAATGCAATCGCACCAGTGAAGCCTGGGTCTATGCCGACAAAGACTGTCATGCTTGATCTCGGATCTTGATGCCGTTGAAGTTAAGAAAGAAGAAGATTGCTTCTTCAGTTAGATCGCGCAGGGTTGGGTCTTGCCCATCCATCTTTGCACGGTTCTCTTGCAGAACGCGCATGCCGTCAGCAAGCTCACACTTGATGCGGTGGTTCCACTGCTCTTTCTTCTGTTTCATAGTTCCCCCAGGGTTGCTAGTCGTTCACCATACATAGTGCTAGCAATTATTTTTATCAAGTGTAATTTTTTGCTAGCAAAGGTATTGCAAAGTTGCTAGCAAGCATTTAATGTAATCTTACAGCAAGAGGAGAGCCACATGACAATAGACGAAATCAAATCCGCAATTGCCAAAGAGACCAGTTTCATTGACAATAAATTAAAGGTCATTGACGAACTAAAAAAATATTATGGAGAAGGTGTCCGATCATCATCGGCCAGCGCCGACATAGGAATGGAAGCAGCCATGTTGCAAACCGCAATTGCAACCCGCAAAAATTTTGAGCAGTTACTGAAGGAAATGACAGATGAAGGCTGATTGGGAAGACTATGTAATTATCATCAGCGCGTTTGTCGCTGCAAACGCATGGATCGCAGGCATTGTGTGGGGGTGGTGGTGAGCGAACTAACTCCTGCCGATCAGGCCATACTTCGATACCTGCGCACTCAAG